GATGGAGATGTTTTATATCTTTCTCCGACTACGCCAGGTGCTATTACAAAGGTAAAACCTACAGCACCAAATCATGTAGTAATAGTTGGATTTGTGGTTTATTCTCACAAGAATAATGGTAAGATTTTCGTTAAGGTAGATAATGGCTATATGCTTAATGATTTACATAACGTAAAAATTACATCTGTAGCTAATAATAACATATTAAAATATAACTCTTCTTTAGCTGTATGGGAGAATGTAGCTGGTACTACAACCAACATAGCTGAAGGAACTAATTTATACTATACTCAAGGTAGATTTGATTCAGCTTTCGCTGCTAAGAGCACAACGAACTTGGCAGAAGGAACGAATCTTTATTTTACAACTGCAAGAGGTGATGCAAACTTTGCAACTAACTTTGCAACTAAAACAACTACTAACTTGCCAGAAGGTACAAACTTGTACTTTACTAATGCAAGAAGTAGAGGTGCTTTAAGTGTAACTGCTGGAACTGGTATTGCTTACAACAGCACTACTGGGAACTTCAATTTAGGTTCTATTCCTAACGCAAGTTTGACTAATAGCTCAGTTACTGTGAATGGCCTTTCTTTGGCATTAGGAGCTTCAATAAGCCTTACAACTACTAATATAGCTGAAGGTACTAACCTTTATTGGACAGACGCAAGATTCGACTCAAGATTCGGTACAAAAACTACTACTGATTTAGCAGAGGGTACAAACCTTTACTATACTCAAGCAAGATTCAATACTGCTTTTGATGCTAAGACTACTACAGACTTAGACGAAGGCACTAACTTATATTACACAGATGCTCGTTCAAGGGCAGCCTTCAGCGAAAACGCTGTTGGTTTAGACTATTCTTCTGGAAGTGGTATTCTTAGCTTAACTGCTGGATATTCTATTCCTACAACAGTTAAATTAGGTCAATACGATACAGCTTACAATCGTTCTATCGTATCTGCTGCAGTAACTGGTACATCTACTAAGACTTTAACCTTAACAGAACAAGATGCAAGTACAATTACAGCTACTTGGACTGACCAAGGTATCACAACAATAAACGGAACTACTAACCAAATAGCAGCTAACACTGTAGGTAATACTACAACTGTTGGATTCACAAATGATGTTACTTTCCCTAACAACGTAGTTGTAAGCGGTAACTTAACTATCAATGGTACTGCCACTTATGTAAATACTCAATCAATATCTTCTAAAGACCCATTGTTTGAGGTTGCTAACGATAATAACACTACAGATGCTGTAGACATAGGATATTATGGTAGATATTATGATTCAGCTCAAACTCGTATTGAGTTTACTGGATTGTTTAGAGATGCTTCTGATGCTGGTAAGTTTAAGTTCTTTACTGGGTTAGTAGACGAACCTACAAACGTAGTAGATACTACTGGAACTGGTTATACTGTTGGTACATTGGTTGCTAATGTAGAAGGTAACTTAGCTGGTACAGCAAACGCTGCAAACGTGCTTTCAACTGCAAGAACAATCTCTGCAACTGGAGATGCTGCATGGTCAGTTAGCTTCAATGGTAGTGCAAACGCTACTGCTGCCTTAACTTTAGCTAACACTGGAGTTACTGCAAGTACTTACGGTACAACAACTGCGGTTCCTACAATAGCTGTAGATAGCAAAGGTAGAATCACAAGTGCTTCAAATACGAATATTGCTTTCCCAGTTACAACTGTAAACGGTGCTTCTGGAACTGTTGTTTTAACAACATCAAACATTGCAGAAGGTACTAATCAATACTTTACAACTGGTAGAGCACAAAGTGCAATTAGTTTAACAACAACTGGTACAAGCGGTGCTGCTACTTATAGCGGTGGTGTAATTAACGTACCTACTTATATTGGTGGTTCTGGTACTGCAAATGAGATTGCTTACTTCTCTACAACTGGAGTAATTAGTTCATTATCAACTGGCACATATCCATCATTAACTGAATTAAGTTATGTTAAGGGTGTTACAAGTTCAATTCAGACTCAATTTAGTGGCAAACAAAACGCATTAAGTGGTACTGGTTTTGTAAAGATTAGTGGCACAACAATAAGCTATGATAATAGCACATACTTAACAACAAGCGCTGCATCATCTACTTACTTACCTTTATCTGGTGGTACATTAACTGGTGCTTTAAATGGTACAAGTGCTACTTTTAGTAATTCTGTATTTGCAACTGGAGGTTTTGGAAGTGCAATATCTTCTCTAAGTGCATGGGGCAGTTCAATTGTTGCACCAATTATTGAAGGTATAGCAGGTAACGCAATCGCTAACTACAATGGTGGAGGTGGTTCAGCCGAAATGTATATTGTTTCAAATGCCTTTTATAATGGGTCAAGCTGGGTAAGAAAAAATGCCTCTTCTTCAGCTATTCTAACAATGAGTGGTGTTAATAATACTATCAGTTTTGGAGGTGCAGCAACGGGAACTGCTGGTAGTGCTTTTACCTTTAGCAACATACTATCTATGAATGCTTCTACTGGTGCTGCTACATTCTCAAGTAGTGTAAATTTAGCAAGACCTGCAAGTGGTGCAACTTTATTGCAGTTATCTGGTTCTGCTGCTTATGGTGATACTTCTACAATAAATTTATGTGACGGAAGGTCATTTATAAAATCAACAATATTAACAACAGCAAACGGAGCTACTGACATTACATTTGGAACTTATAATGATGTAGCTATTGCTGAACGAATGAGAATCACATCGTCAGGATTTTTAAAAGCATCTAATAATGGAACTTATGTTTCTACATCTGGTGCATCTCACGAATTATATAGTTCTCAAAATTCGAATTATGGTGTAATTATTTCACAAGCATCAGCTGTGCCGTATGGATTAAGCATTAGATATACTACTGTTTCTCCAAATGTAACTGGAGACCTTCAATTTATTGCTTGTGCTGATACAACTAATGATAAATTTATTGTTTGGTCAAGCGGTACTACAGTAAATAGGACTGGAGTGTATGGTACTTTATCAGATGAAACATTAAAAGAAAATATAGTTGATACTACCCCTAAACTTGATAACTTATTAAAATTGAAAGTTAGAAACTTTAATTTTATTGGAGAAGATTTAAAACAATTAGGATTTGTTGCACAAGAAATGGAGGAGGTATTCCCTAATATGGTTGATACTGATAAAGAAGGAATTAAGTCAGTTAAGACAACTGTATTAATACCAATGTTAGTAAAAGCTATGCAAGAGCAACAAGCTCAAATAGAAGAATTGAAAGCATTGATTGCAGCTAAATAATTTTACCTAAATTTGTAAAAATAACCAAATATGACAATAACATTAAACGCAGAGCAAATTAAGCAATTAGATGGCTTTTTTCAAGAGTTACCGACAAAGTATGGCTTACCCCTTATTAAGTTCTTTGGTGAGCTAAATGAGGCTCAAAATGGCCAACAAACGGATTCTAAAGAAGTAGAGGTAGAAGGATAATGAAAGACTGCGGATATGCTATACGAAAGGCTTATTTCGACAAGATAAATGCTAACTCCTACGAGTTATCGGTATATGATACCATAGCTCCAGATGGTGCCGAGCCTCCATTCTTGTTGATAAGTTCTCAGACATCAGTAGAGAATAGCGACAAAACAAGCTATAACTTTGATGTAAGCATACAGTTTGACATTGTATATAGGACATTTAAGTCTGGAGAGGTAGGTCAAAAGTCAGTAGATGAATGGGCTAATGACTTATTGGAAATCATAGGAGTAGCTCCTGCAGATTACCCAAATGCTTCTCCAGATTTCAAAATAGTTACAAGAAATATGGTGTCAAACCAGGCTACTTTTGACTATGTAGAAGAAACATATATTTTTAGAAGAGTTATAGTGGTAAACCACTTTGTAACTCAAATCGGATAATATGTACTTATATAAGATACTGAACAAGAATACTGGGAAGGCTTATATAGGGCAAACAATAAATGAGCCAAGAGTTAGGTTTAGTTACCATAGACAAAGGCTAAAGAAGGGTACTCACGACAACGAGTACCTTCAACGTTCTTTTAATAAACATGGCATAGATTCCTTTATGTTCTATACCATCTTAAAAACTGATGACTTAGAAAGTCTTAATCTTTACGAAGAGCAGTTCATTAAGATTCTAAGAGCAACAGATAGAAACTTCGGATATAACATTAGACCAGGTGGTGCTAATACAAGATTATCTGAAGAAACTAAAAGAAAAATAGGGTTAGCAAGTATAGGTAGGAAACAAAGTGAGGCACAAAAGAAAGCAACTTCTGAAAGAAGTAAGGGTAATACTTGGGGGGGATTGACTAAGGGGAAGATTCTAAGTGAAGAGTCTAAAAAGAAGATGTCAGAATCTGCAAAATTAAGAGGGAACGACAACCTTAAAAAGCCATGTATCGTTTATACGGATAATGGTACATTTGTGGGAGAATTTGAGAGTAGATTAGAGGCAAGTGTGAAGATGGGAATAAGTTATGGTCACTTTAAAAGACTAAGAAGAACAAATAAGATTATAATTAAATAATAAATAGGATTTTAAACATATAAAAAAAACATAATATGGCAACCACAGGAATTTTTAATGGCAGTTTACTTGTAGTAAAGATAGGTGGAGTAGCAGTAGCTCACTCTACATCTTGCTCTTTATCAGTATCAACAGACTTACCAGACGCTTCTACAAAAGATAGCGGTGGATGGGCAGCTCAAATTCAAGGACAGCGTTCTTGGTCAGTAACAACAGATGGCTTAGCGGTTATCGAATCTGCTGCTGCTGGTATCAACGTAGAAGATTTATTTTCTTCTGTAAGTTCAAGAACTGATGTAACTTTGACTTTCTCTACTTTCGTAAGTGGTGACAAGATTTGGACTGGAACTGCAGCGGTTGAGTCTTTAGACTTTACTGGTGACATGGAATCTCCAGCTACATATTCTGCATCATTCACTGGAACTGGAGCATTAGTGATGACTACCAACGCATAAACTAAAAACCAAATATATGAGAGGACAATTTAACCTATCACTTTCTGATGGTAAGGTAATACCGCTGCGTTTCTGCACATGGTCTTTAAAAAGATTCTGTCAGTTACAAGGTATAGGCCCAACAGAGATAGGAACAGCTTTAAGCGGTGAATCTGCTTTAGACGCTGTCGTTAATTTAGTAAGGTCTGCTGCTGAATATCCTTTTTATAAGGAAGGCAGAAATCCAGATTTTAAGGAGATTGACGTATGCGATTGGATAGATGACATGGGTGGTATCGCTGGAACTCAGTTCCAAGAAATCATGGCTGCACTATCAGAAAGTATGAATAGCGGATTAGAGCAACCTGGTTCTACGTCAACAGAGGCTGGTGAAGAAAAAAAAAATTAGAATGGATTGACATAGAAAGATATACAATGGGGGAGTGTCAAATACTTCCCCATTTGTTTTGGGAGATGACCATGGCTGAATTAG